CTTGGAACGCCCATCATGGCTGTACTCTGGCGGGTTGGAGACCCGCAAATACGTCATGGCAGGCAGCGCCCCCGCTTGCGGCAGGCTCCCCATCGGATAGACCCGTCCATCCAGCGCGGTCACCGCATAGTCCGAGCGTGTGAAGAACCAAACCAGGTCAGTGTTCAGGCTCATGTAGCGCCTCTCAACACCCGCATGACCGCGCCCTCGATGGCCGACTGGATTTTGTCGGCGTCCTCATCGAGCGTGGGCCGCGCATAGGGCCGCGCTTTGACCCTGCTTGTGCCGTACTCCAACATGCCGCCATATTCCACCGTCGGACCCGTCTCGGACTCGGCATAGTCGAGCGAGGACTTACTGATGCGCGTCTCGATGCTATTGGCCAGCGCGCCAGTGTCCGATGCCGGCGCTTCACCCGGGGCTGACGCCTGATGCCAGCCCCCCTTGCCGCGTTTGTACAGGCGCCCGCTCTTGCCGCCTTGCGTGATGCGGCGCTTCATACCAGCCTGGATCACCATGCCGCCGGCGAGCGCGCCGGATTTTAACGCCTCGCCGGCGCATCCGTTCATCCGTTCCAGCGCCGCAACCATCTTTTTTACGTCTAGCTCGAATGTCACCTTGTCGCTCATGTCGTCACCCGCTTGAGTAACAGCACAAGCCCACTCGCACCTTGTTGCGGGTCGCCCTCAACCTGGAAGGTCAATGGCGTAGTTAACGCCGATCCATATCGCTTGATGATTCGCACCTTGTCGAGATAGGTGATCGCCGCGCCTAACGCCAGCCGCAGCTTGGCATCGTAAGCCAAGACGGTCATGTCGGCGCGGCGCTGCTCGTTCCCGCCGGTTGGCTCAAATCCGCAAGCCACTGTCGCGCCACTGACCCAGGTTTCTGTCACCTGCCCGTCGGTGGCCGTATCCGTGACGCGAGGCATCAGCACGCAGGTATCATGTAAGCTATCCACCTGTGTGGCCCGTATCATCGCCAGATCGTTTGCGTCAATCAGCGCCATGTCGTTACACCTTGATATAGACTATGCGGCTTTCGTAATCCGTCTGCGTAGCCTCATCGTGATAGGCGTCTTGACGGTCTAACTCTACCGATGCGATGCCGCCTAGCAACTCGGCCTCTAGCTCTTTGGCTCGCGCTGCAAACATTTGCGCTCGTTCGCCAAGTTGCACGCTCAGCCCGTCGGCGCTGAACGTGGCCTTTTTGCTGTACTTGCGCGCCAGCCACTTGCAAGCGCGGACCGCCGCAGCAGCAACCGATGCCCCGCACTGGTCTAGAAAATAGGTGATTTCGTCATCCTCTAGATCATATGCGTCTGCATCATTGTCTGGTATCAGCAGCCGCACTTTGCCGATGTTATCGGTCAAGTTGTAGGTAAACATCGCCGCTCCTATTCCTATTTGCCGGCAATCCAGTCGAGATAGTCAAAGGTCAACGCCGGGTCCATGCTCACGGTAAAGCTAGTGGCATCCGCAGCCGAGTATCCCACCGCGCCTGTCACTGTGCCAGATGGCGTCAAGAGAATCACCGTGGGCGTTGTGCCTAAGCCGTGCGCGATGGTGATGCCGTGCGTAACTGTCTGTTGGCGCCCAAATGTCAGCGGACCGCTGAAAGCCACTGATTCGAGCGTCAACGAGGTGGTAAATGTGCCTGTGCCGGCCAAAAGGTCGCCGGCTACATGAGCATCATCGCCCACCACTAAGTCATCACTGGCCGTCACATCCGCCGCGCTCACCGTCCCGGTGGCTGTTACACTGGCCGCTGTCACGCCATCCGTCACGGATAGGTCGTCGCCTACGCTCAGGTCGCCGTCCACTACCGCTTTGACGAGCACTCGCAACATACGCAACTCTGCGAATGGCCCATCCGCATGGACGATCACGCCCAGGCTCAGGTACATGGCGGCCAGCACGGCCACGACCAGCGTCAACCGCTTCAGGTACTGCTTGCTTTTCATAGATACCTCCCTGAATGGGGCGGGGCAACCCGCCCCTGGGTTAGCTGATGGTCGGCGTGGTGTAAGTGCCATCGCCGCTGTTCTCGATCACAACCGCCGCCGTGCGGTCCTCGCCCACGCCGACGCCGAACTCGGAGAACATGATGGCGTTCTCCAGCGGGTATTCGCGGATGTGGTCGCCCGCCAACAGCACAGCGCCAATGCCATAACGCGAGTTGTAGCGCACCTTCAAGGGGTTGCGTTGATCGTTCGCGCCATAGCTCTTGTACACTGCCCAGTAGGCGGTCGGGATGCGGGCATTCATGCGCACCTGCACCGGGCCGTAGTCGGTTTCGATAGCGCCGATGTAGGTATCAGCCACTTGCGCCAGGTCCTGAGTCACGCCGTAACGGATCAACGATTGCGCCTTGGGCACCCAGCCGGTCACGTTCGTGGTGTTTGTCCACGAGCTGATGTCGAGCGCGGGGATCAGCAGGTCGTAAGGCGCGTCATGCCCATGCTCCCACAAATTCTCTAGCGCCGTTTCTAGGTTGGCTTGCGTGATCCCGTCCAGCGCCACAAAATGATTGTGGGTATACGCAAAATCGCTTGAACGGTCGGGGACCGAGGGCGGGATGTAGCTCGGGTCCGCTGTGCCGCCGTCGGCAAACGGAACGCTGCGCCCCGAACTGCCTACCGCGTCGTAAGTGGACTTGAACAGGCGAGTAAGGATGGTCTTGTGCCAGATGTTGCGCAGGTCTGCCATGCCCGACGCAATGTCGGCGTCGAGTTGCGAGCGGCGCGCCTTTTGCAAGAACATCCAAGTCCACGCGAACGCGCGGTCGTAGGAGATCAAGGGTAACATATGCCCCGTGGTCGTGCCGCGCGGCGCGTCGGGCCGGCCGTATTCGGTGGCCACGCCAAAGCCGTTACTCACACCACAACGATATTCCAGCATCATCTCGGTTGTGACCGAGATCAGGCCGGAAATCAGCGGATCGGTGAGCAGGGCCGCGTTCTGCATGGCCAGGGCCGCCGTCACATCGGCGATGAACTGCTCGTAGGTTTCGCCCGAGGCCAGTTGATACTTGCTGATATAGCTGGCGTCCCAATAGCTGGGCAGGGCGAATTGCTTCAGATCGTTTGGGCCTAGAGTTGCCATGTTCCCCCCTAACTCCAATCAACGACTTGCGGGCGAACGAACAACACGGTCGCCTGCTCGATATAGCCGACCACCATGTCCTTCGTAGCCTCACCAGCCGCCTCGGTGATCTCGCCCACCGAATCGGACACATAGACGTGGGCGCCGGGTGTCGCTCCCGAAATGCCCGTTACTGGGCCATAGACACACACGTCCACTTCTCCGCCGCTGGGGATGGTGGTGTTGCCGTATTGGTCGCCCACCACGATGCCCACGAAGGGCAGATAGGTGGCCGCCGCCGAACCATCGGCGCGGGTCACAGTCTTGGCCGCTGTGAGATAAACCGCCTGGCCAGGGGCCAGGGCTTCAGCGGCGGTATAGCGGCGCACAATGGAGCCGGGGAGCGCCCGCACATTGGCCGCCGTCACAGTAATGCTTGCCATTTCTTGCCTCCGTCGTTACTGAACTCGGTATCGTTGCTTTAGCTCTGCCTCGCGTTGCTTGGCGTCGGCAGGGAGAGGCGTTCCCCGCCCTTCAGCGGCGTTGTTGCCCGCCCCTGGCGGCGCCGCCGTAGGCTTGACCAGTTGCGGCCATCGTTGCGCCAACGCCTTGACCTTTTTCTCAAGGTCAATCGGCTGGTCGTCTTCGTCGTACTCGATGGTCTCCGCCGCCAAGAGCTTGGCCGTCAATTCAGGTTCTAGGTTGAGCTTGGCTGCCAGACGCTCGGTCATGCGCCCGACGCGCTCTTGCCGCAAGGCCGCCGATAGCGCCGTTACGCGCTCGGTGGCATGCGTCAATTGTTTGGTCGCCCTTTCCAAGTCACCCAATTTGGCATCGGCCTGCGCCTGGGCGTTGGCCTCCAATTCCTTGAGCCGCTTACGCAACCCCGCCGCCTCACTGCGAAGCTTTTTTGCCTCTTCGAGGCTGATCATTTCCGTCTCGGCCGCTGTCGTGGCCGGCTGCTCAATCACCGCCTGGGTGGTCGTCTCAGCCGCCGCGCCCACCGATTGCGTTGGCGTTTCGCCCGCCTGGGGCTGGCTGTCGCCCGCCTGGGGCTGCACAGTCGTTAGTTCTGCCATCGTCATTTCACTCCTATAGATGTATGTTCATCACCAACCAGCACAACGCCGGCGGCGTTAGAACCAAACAGAGAGAAAGGGCCAGAAACCGCGCTCTCGTCATCGCTCTCCCTCTTGCTTCGCTATCCGCAACTCCTCCAAACTCGGGATTCGCAGGCTATCGCCCCACGTCTCGTTATGAGTCGTGCGCGCCAGCGCACGAAAGTCGAACTGCCCGCCCTTCCAGGCGTCGTAATAGCTGCCTAGCATTTCCTCCTGCTTTTGGGCGTCCAGCCTGGCAAACCACTCCGCGCCGGTCTCAAAGTCCAAATCAGGCCCATCAGCCAGGATCGGCACCTGCGTACAACGCCCATTGGGGTGGTCGTACATCTCACGCTCTAGCGCAAACGTTTCGCCATCAGCGGCCAAACATGCTAAGCATGTCCGGCTGTCCTTGGTCGCCATGCGCTTGAAGCTACTCACCACGCCCGATTCCCGATACTCTGCAACGTTGGCTGTGCGATAGACCCGCAATTGCTCCGTGCGCGCAATGACCAACGCCTTTTGCAAGCCGGCAGCCAGGCCATCGGCCATCTGGCGCGCCACTTTGACCGGGTTGTAGCCCGCGCCGATGCCGTTAACCAACGCATCAGTCAGGCCGTTCACCGCGTCCGGCGCTATGGCCCGCCCCTTCAACAGTGAGAACAGCGGGGAGCCATCGCCGCACAAGCCCGTCATGTATTCCACCGCGTTGCGCGGCAAGATGCTGAATGACACGCCACCTGCAGCGCGAATGGCCTCCGCTGCGTGTTCTATGCCAAGCTCGCCTAGATAGCGTTGCTCTGACGTAATCAGCCCCTCGGCATAGTGCTGGTAGCGCGTCGCCTCGGCGTTGGCCTGGGCAATCAGTGAGCGGTAACGCTCTTCGCCCATAATCATGGCCCGCGTCGGCTCGCGCCCGTCTTTGCGCCATTCATCGGCTTTGGCAATCAAGGCGTTCAAGTCGCCTTGCAGCCCTTTCTCAATCTGTAGCCAGCGCCGCGTCATGGCCGCCATCTGCGCCGTTTCGCGCGCCAACAGGTCGCGCTTGAACTCACGCATCACCACAACCACCGCTGGGTCAGCCATAGAGCGCCTCGGTTTGCGCTGATTGCCCCTGGTCAAATTGGCGTTGAGCATTGAGCATGGCCTGGGCAAGCTGCGCCGTCTGCCCCGCCGCCTCTTTGCCGCGCTCTTCCAGGATCGCGGCGATTTCCTCTTTCGTTCGGCCCTCATCTTTGAGCGCGGCCACGAACGGCATCCCCGCGTCTATCTGCGCCTTGCGCGCCTGACCCTCGGCCAATCGCAACGCTACGGGGTCAACCGGCAAGGAGGCGCTCTGCCATTGCGTCTGCAACGGCGTCACGACCACGGCGTCAAGCGGGCGATAGAGGTTGTGCAAGCGCGCCGACAAGGCCAACACATCTTCCCAAGAGTTGCCCCACACCCGTTGACGACGTTCCGCCTTGTGGATCAACCCAATCTCTTGCTCTTGCAACGATAACCCCGATGGTTGATCGGCGCCCATCGCTTGGAAGAGATATTGCGGCGTGCGCGATAGGCCAGCGGCCACCTCAATCCAATACTTGGAGGCCCGAATGAGATAGCCGGGGTCCACCGGCTCGATAGCGCCCAGCCGCCCTTGCGGGTCGGTGATGCGTAGTAAGTGCGCCGGCGAGATTTTGATCGGAACTTCTTTGCCATCTGTCCCCGTGGCAGACGAGACCCCCGCCGCATAAAGAATCCGGAACCCCGCCGCGTCTTCGGTCGCCAGCAGGTCAATATCGC